CCCGCGCTCGCTGCAAGGACGCGCGGTTGACCTACTCGTCATCGACGAAGCGGCGACCATCCGCGAGGGATTCATCTGGTCACAATACCTGCGTCCCATGCTGACCGACCGCGAGGGGCACGCGCTCGTCATCTCGACGCCGAAGCGCATGAACTGGTTCTGGGACTTGTTCGTGGCAGGCAGAGACCCTGCGCAGCCGCTGTTCGCAGCGTTCCAAATGCCGACGCATCGCAACCCGTACATCCCGCGCGACGAGATTGAGCAGATGCTCGCCGAACTCGACGAGGATACCGCGCGTCAGGAAATCTATGCCGAGTTCCTGCCCGAAGGCGGGAGCGTGTTTCGCAACCTTACGCGCTGCCTGAACGCGGAGTGGCAGCCCGCGCCCATCGCGGGACACCAATACACCGTCGGGGTCGACCTCGCCAAGTACCGCGACTTCACGGTCATCGCCGTCATCGACGCGACCCGCAAGCACCTGTGCTATATGGAACGGTTCAACCTCATCGACTGGAACACGCAAGCGGAGCGCATCATGCATGTAGCCCGCAGGTTCCACGCGCCGATATGCATCGACGCCACAGGCAACGACCACATGGCGGACACGCTCCTGCGCAACGGGCTGGCGGTCTACCCGTTCGTTTTTACGCCGATGAGCAAGCTCACGGTCGTCTCCAAGCTCGCGATGGGGCTGGAATACGACGGGCTGCAGCTGCTCAACGACCCGATACTCATCGACGAGTTCACACGGTTCGAGTACGAGCGCACGGACGCAGGCAGACTCCGCGTGAAGGCGCCCGAAGGGAAGCACGACGACATCGTGATAGCGGTCGCGCTCGCGTGGGAACTCGCGATCCCGTACACGCGCTCAGTCGGATACCTGCCGACGGTCGATGACCGCTGGATGCGCGGCGTATAATTGAGCGAGATGAACCGAATCCTATTGCGCACATCGATGTGGCGTCGTCGACGCGCACGCAAGCTGCTATGGCACCTGTGGAACCGACGGATTGAGCTGTCGGGCGTAGGCGTGCGCGTGTACCACGATCCCGCCCAGACACGACTCGCCATCGTCTGGGATTCAGTCGACAGCTCTGGCGATTGGGTCAACGCTGTTGCTGCGACGCAAGCCGAACTCACGACAGGACTCGGCTACACCGTGCGAGATTGGACATCGGGCAGCTGGGTAGCGCGTCTGTTCGCGCTGACGACTACAGGCAACCCCAACGACATTCCGCCCGCGCAGTTCCCGATCCTGCCGTAACGAACAGGTATGCATGCGTCTGCGTTGCTTGAGCGGCTGCTAATACGACTCAGCGAGAAGCCGTGGGACGCCATTATGGCGGCGTGTCCCGACTGTCGCTGGATTACGCTCAAGCCGCACGGGCCCGATCATCCCGACTACCGCCATGTGCTGATTAAGCCGACGACGACGGGGTTCCGTGTCGTCTGGGCGGGCAGCGCGAATCTCATGCATCTGCGCGTGCATGTGACAGAGGGCGGTTCCCGTCGCGAGCGCCAGCCGATGGATGAGTCGAAGCGCGAGTCGCTCAAGCAGCGCGTCTCCGAATCGTGGGCGCAGGAACGCGATAAGTACGCGCAAGCCGCGGCGAAACTGCTCGGATACGACACGGAGACGCTCCAGCAGACCGACGCCGACGAACTCGTGGGTCATCTGCTCCGCGCCGTGCGCGTGGAGCGTACCCGACGCGAGCCTGAGAAACCGCAACGGGAACCGAAGCAGCCTGATGCGGATGAGGAGACCCCGTCGGAGAGGTCGCAAGAGGACGAAGAGAAGCGCAAGCTCGCGCAGGCGGAGCGCATCCGTGAGGCGGCGGACAATATCGCGAAACGCGCACTGGAGGAACTCGGGCTCGCCATCGGCGTCGACATCAAGGATGTACCCGAAGACTTGGGTCAGCGTCTGCGAAATCTGAACGAAGAGCAGTTAGAGGCGCTCGGGCTGCTGACGAACGAACTGCGCAGGCACAAGGCGCGGTATGAGCGTGTCATGCGCGAGACTGCGCCGATGGCGACCTCGGCGTCGATTCTGACGGGGCAGCCCGTCGACGATGAGGAAATCGAGTCGGCGGTAGCGCAGGCGTGGCAGCGTGCGCGGAACGCAGCGGAGCTGGAAGTCGCAGCACGGCGTAATGTTGCGTTCTGGAATGCGTTTGACAACGCGGGTCGCGGCGTGCATGCGCGGTACAACAAGGGCGCGGCGGAGGCGCTGGCGAACCTCACTTTGCGTCACGCAGGCGCGGCGGTACATCCCGCCTTAGTGCAACTGCTGGGCGTCGAAGGCGCAGCGCACGCGACAGCGATATACCTCGCACAGCGAGCGCAGGACATCGAGTCGCTGACACGCGACATCGAGCAGACGCATGCGGAGGCGGCGCTGCGCGTGCCAGCGGAGACTCTCCGACGAGCGGAAGAGGAAGCGGAACGCACGCGCCAGCTGATTGAAGACCTGCGTTCGCGCGATGCGCTCTCGGCTGCCTACGCGGGTCGACTCGCGGCGCGGAACACGCTGCATAGACAAGCCGTGCTGGGACAAGCCGCAGGGTCGCTGGCGTTCACGGCAGCACTCGCCGACGCGCTCCGCAGAGGCACCTACAACGACGATGTGGTCGTGCAAGGCGTCGCGGATTCGTCCCGACTGAACGCTATCGCAAGGCGGATGGGACTCAAGGAAGGTGACTACTCCATCTCGCGCACGCAGGACGGACAGACGCGACTCGTCATCAAGCGCGATGCGGTCTCACAACTCATGAAACGCGCGACGATGGAGTTCAAAGAGGACGAGGAGGCGAAGCGCATCAAACGACACGAGCTGACGCTCGACGATGACTGGCGTCCCGACGGGATGGATCCGACGGTGAAGCTGGGCGAAGAGCAACGCGCGGCGATAGAGTTCGCGCTGCAGCGCAAGCGGGTCGTATGGGACTTGAAGGCGGGCATCGGGAAGTCACTCTCGTCGATTGCGCTGGGTAAGCACCTGCTCGATACAGGTCAGGTCGACGCGGTCATTATGATGGTGCCGAGCAATCTGCGCGACACGATGCTGCACGAGCATCGCAAGTTCTTTGGGAACCGCATCCGTATTGGCGTTGCGGGCGACCTCGCGCCTGAAAATCGTGCGCTCGTCGACGCCCATGCAACGGGCGCAGAGGAGCGCCAGCGTCTCATCCGCGAGGGCGACGCGAAGTTTATTATCGTGGGGCACGCCACCATCCGCAACGATGTCGACGCGATTATCGACCGTATCCGCAAGCACGACGGGCGCGTGCTGCTCGTACTCGACGAGGCGCACCAAGCGTTTTCGCCAGGCACAGGCGAAGCGTCGCAGATTATGCAAGCGATGCAGAAGATTAGCGAGGCGACGAACGAGAACACCTACATGGTCGCGATGACGGGCACGCCGATTCGCTCGCGCGTGAGCAATGTGCATCAGATGGTAAGCTGGGTCGAGCCGCGCATGATTCCTGAATCAAGCTTCCAGCTGGCGTTCGACGGAATCGGTCTCGGCGCGAGCGCGGTACATTACATCAAGGAGAAGAACCTGAACCGCGCCATCGACCCCGTCGTCATCAGCGAGCATTACCAGCTGAATGTGCAGCGCCGCGATTTCGAGCATAGCGTCCCGCTCAGCACGCACCAGCTGGAGGAACTCCGTCGGATAACCGCTGCAGAGGACACGATACCTGCGGCGGAGCGCGATTACCAGCGTCTGCAAGCGATAGAGGACGGCGACCCTGAGCGCAACGCGCTGATTCAGCGTCTTCGGCAGGTGGTGGAATCGGAGCATCAGCGCGATGACCTGCGCGAACTGCGCGACGCAGGTCATCATCCTGTCGGCATCGTGTTTGCGAACTACCTGTCGGGTGTACGAACGATTCAGCAGGCGTTTAAGCCTGGCGAGGTGCTGACCTACACGGGCGAGGATAACGGAGCGCGTCGTCAGCAGGTACGCGCGGCGGTAAACGAACGCGCGATTGTACCTGACGGACGCGTCATCTTCGACGGGGGGGAAGGTGTTGCAATCCGAGTGAATCGCAGCGGTAGCGTGCGTGTGCGACTCGATGATGGGCGCGAGGTGACCGTGCGTCCTGAGCAGAACCCGCGTTCGGGCGTCAAACTCATCGCGGCGACCTCCGCTGGTAGCACGGGGCTGAACCTGCAAGGCGCGAACTACATCGTTCACTACGGGCTGCCGTTCAGCAAAGCGGAACTCGACCAGCGGAACGCACGCGCGTTTCGCAAGGGGCAACGGTTCAGCGTACACACGCATACCATCGTCGCCGAGGTGCCGAAGGAGCATCTCCAGCAACGGCAACTGGAGCAGCAGCGTCGCGCGATGGAGTCGCTCAAGCCCGCAGGTCGACACCTGATGGACGATAGCGGTATACTGCTA